ACCAGCCCATGATGTACAGGCCGATCGCCGCCATCAATGGCGACTTGGCCTGCCCCTTGCCCGTCTCGAGCCAGGCCGATCGGAACCGCAGACGGTCCGTCGCAGTCCGCCAGCCAAAGATCGAGCCGACGACAAAGGTGTGCCACGCGAGAGGGTGGAACGGCTGCCCCGCCGATGGCCCGTCAGTGACGGCGAGCACGGCCGGGAGGAAACCGAGCGCGTGCGCTGCTGCGTCCGGACGCCAGAAGAGGCCACGCCGCTCGCCGTCCCGAATATCGCGCAGATGACGTTCGGCGGTACCGCGAACGAATTCGCCGACGACCATCTTGCCGGAGACTGCGGCTTCCGCCCAGGCGGTGGTCGGATCCTCTGCCAACAGAAACGGGTTAGGCATTGCGCGCTTTCAGATACGCGTCGGCGCCGGTCTTGCGGCGCGCTGCCTTGACGATCTTGCCACCGTTGTTCCGCTCGCGGGGGCTGATGCACAGCTCCTTTTCCAGCGCTTGAGCTTGGCTCGCCGCGTTCGACATGGTGGTCCACCACGGATTGTAGGTCGGGACGCCGGTCTTCTTGGCCTTCATGACCGGGCCGGACTTGAGCACTGCGCGCGCGCTGATGTCGTACGTCACGTACGCAACTATCAGACGGACAATCGAATGGGAGTTGGCAACGGCAAGTTTCTCGGCGCCGCGCATCTCGCTGATGATCCGCTGCCAGTACTCACCAGCTGCGTCGCGATCGCCCTGCCGACCGAAGATGGTTCGCCAGTTCGGCTCGGGCGGAATGCCGTCGCCACCGTCGATCGCGATCACAGGAGCCATCGGCACCTCCAGGCGGGGCCGGGAAACCCTCCCCCCTCAAAAATCGGTCGCAGCGCGCACGCGGGGTCGGTGCGGTGTCCGCTCGAGCGGCCCCCCAACTTTCGGACGGGGGGTGGCTCAGCCGAACTCCGCCTCCAAGGCGACGCTTCCGCCGAGCACGCGCGCAGCAACTGCAACGATGAACGCTGCGACCTTCACGCGCCACAATGCGCGACGCTTGCCGATCACCCTGACCTTAAGCTGCAGCGTGGCTACCACGGCTTGCGCGCTGACCTCGATGTCGATCTCGCCGTCACTAGCCATCAGGGAGCCTTCACCAAGTCGAGCGCCTGGTACTCGGTGAAGCCCTCGGCAACGTAAGCGAGGAAGATGGTGCGCTTGGCATGAGCGATATGCGAAGCGGCCTCCGCCATGCCCTGCCAGATGGCAACCTGTGTGCGAATGGCCTCAGGCCAGTCGGTCTGCGGCCGTTCGGCGCGCATCGGTTCGTTTGGCGTTGGCATCATGAAGAAGCCTTCTTGTTCCACAGGTGGTCGGGACTGGTGGGCCGTCCGCTTGCATTGACGCCGCGGGCGTGGATCGGTGCGGCATGACCGAACTGTTCGGCCGTCACGTCGAGGTGGCACGGGTCGCACAGGTTGCGCGTGTTCTCGTCGTCGTCGCTGCCACCAAGGGTGAGCGGTTCGATGTGGTCGACCACGGTAGCAACCCGCGTACGGCCTGCCTCAGTACAGCGCTCGCATAGTCCGTTGGTGCGCCGCAGCCGACGTTCGCGCTGGCGTTGACCGGCCCGGCCACGAAGGCGCTCGACGATCCTCAAGGGTGCCCCCGGCAGGTCAGGCACGATCTGGGTCGGTCGATCGATCGTTGCATGCGGGCGGTTGCGCTGCCCGCTTGGCGCATGGCCAACCCGATCAGCAGTGGCGCCATCCGACCAGAGAACCGGGCCATGCCGGCATCGGTACGAACGATGTGGCTTTTAGCGGCCACCCGAACCGCGCACCACCGCGCGCGCGTCGGCTACAGCAGTCTCGACATCATCGTGAAGGCGCTGTCGAACCGCCAGGCTGCGGGTCTCGGTGTCCCACCGATCAGCAGCGTCGAGGAGGCGCTCGCCGGCCTGGCGCAGGCGGTCACCCTCCGAACGAGGCTTGGTTGCGGCCATTGCCACCTCCGCAGGATCTAGATTGAGATGGTGCCGGACAGCCGTCGGATGTCGCCCAGAAGCACAGCTTGGGCGTTTGGTTGGCGAGGGCAGTAAGGTCAGATGACCAGCCAGTCCTACTCGCCTATACCGCTTGAGCGGCGGTGCGTGGCCCGGAAGCCTCGCCTGAGGCCCCGTCTATATCGTCGCTTCGTAAAAGAAAAGTTGCGATCTTGAACTGCATGCTGCCGCCAAAGCAGACGAGAGCATACTTCCCGTCCCCACCCTCGACGATCCCTTCAAGCCCGGTGAAGTTCCCTTCGGCCACCTTCACCTGCTCCCCTACGGGGAACACGTACCGGTGCGACTTCTTCAGTCGCTTCCGCTGGGCCAGCTCCGCCACGGCTCGCAGGTTCAGGATCTCGTGATCGTGAAGCAACGGGATTTCGCCCAGGTGGCGGAATATCGAGAAGGGTGGATGCGGACTGATTGGCATCGCCTGGATCCGCACCAGCTCGGGGATGACGGCCGCCCTAGCAAACACGAACGTCGGCATGATCGGTGCTTCGATCTCGATCGTCGCCTTGCTGCGAGGCCGGCGCCGGCTATGGATCTCGGAAGGCGTCCAGGCATCAAGCCCCGCGGCCAGCAACGATTGCGCAAGCGCCAGCGTACGCCCCGGTGAGGTTCGCAGCATACACCAGTCGCTCGCCCGCAGACGCCGCATCGTCATCCCCACGGTCAGGCGGCCGCGATATCGATCGGAATACCACGCCATGGAGCGTCCCCGGCATCCCGCCGGCTGAAGCGAACGTAGTTGCGCGAGCCGATGACGCGGATCGAGTCATGGATCGCTTCCATCGCCTTCTGCCAGCGCTCGTCCTCGCTCTCGACGCGCAGAAGCATGAACACGTGCGACGTGCTGATCTTGCCTTGCTGGTCGACCTGAAAGACCCGGTTGACCAACGCCCGCAGCTCCGCGCCGCTCGTCGCTGCCCATTCGTTGAGGCACTCGTCGATCAGCGCTTTCGCCGCCTCGAGTTCTGGGCCGAATTCGAGTTGGTCGGCAGCTTGAACCTGAACCTTCTGGCACCCGTCGAACGACGACAGCGTGATGTTGCCTTTCGGGCCACCGATCTTTGCGTTGTACTGCTGGGCGATCAACGCCTGCAGCTCGCCCACCCGCCGGAAGCTGCTGACTTTGAATGCAGCGATGTCGGCGGATAGCTTGACGGCTTCCGCTACCATGTCGCGTACCAGCTCATCCATAAGGAGATCTGCGGCCCTGATCGCCGCGATCGGCACCAGGCTCCCCTTTGCGTCACGCAAATACGGCTGGCCGCTGACGTCTACCGTGCCGGGGTGTTCTGTGCCGGTCATGCGGCAATCGCCGACGGCGGCGAAAGCCGGCAGAGGTTGGCGATCGCCGAGGCGGCGGTCTGACCAGCGTCGACTATGTCCAGGATCGTCCGCACGTGATCTTTGTCCATCGCGACACGGTCTCCCGGTGCCGCTTCGAGCATTTGGCGCATTGCATTGGTGTCGACGGTCATGACGGATCCCGGCTATTGAACGGGTCGTTCCTTCACGATCAACGGCAGGTACGGCAGCTGCTCAAAGGTATAGGGCCGCGCCGGCTCGGAAAGGTCTCCAGCTTGTGACCAGCCGCGTTCCTGCAGAGCCCGCGTTATAATCTCTCGGCAGCGGCTCACGTCGCGGAGCTGTATGCCTCGTCGAGATCCAGGATCGCGCACGATGTCGCCGCGTCGGATGAGTTGGGCGACAAGCTGCTGCGCACGTGATTTGCCGACGTTCGGCACCAGCGCTCGCCCAATCTCTTCGTAGCTCGGGCAAGACCCGGTCCGGGTGATGCGATCAACAAGAACTGCTAAGACTTCGTCTCGCCGGGAGGATCGTCCGTTTTCGCTGTTGTCTGCGTTCATTGAAGCCGTTCCATCCCTGCGTGGAACATAGGGTGAATCACGTGGCTCGCATAGGACTAGCGAATTGGGGAACGTAGAAGCGCATGGGATTACGATGACGGGAGACATGGGACCTTCAATCCCACCCTAGGGCCAGGCCCGTAGGCAAGATGTGGCGGCGGTATCGAGGCTATTTATCCGTTGAGCCCGGAAAGCCAGTCCGCGTCAGGATACTTTCTGAACAGGTAGCGGCGAATTGTCGCCATCACCCGCCCCAGGCCCATTTGTTCAGGCAGCACGCCCTCGTAAGCATAGCGCAGGAGGGCAAAGGCATCCTTGCCGCCCCTTATCAGGTCTTCCATTCCCGGTGGCGGCACCCCCATGAAGGCGTGGTGAGCATCGACGGCCTGATCGAACTCCGACGCCCCGTCAACAAACTCGGCGAGTAGCGCGTTCTTAATCGGCAGGGGCAGACGGTTATAAAGCTTCCACAAGTCGTGGCCGTGCTCACGTTTGTTGAATGCTTGTTGATGCAGGGTCTTGAGCAATAATTCGACCGCAAAAGCGAGCACGGCGCCCTCCGCGAAGAGGTGGTTGAACGGTGTTCCGCTTCGTCGACTATCAAGGTTTGATAGTCTGGCCATGTCAGCAAATTGCTCGGCTACACGGAGAATTGTCCGCGCTTCCGGGGACAATGGTGTGGGCTCTGCTTTGTCGGTCACGGCTGAGCGCTCCTATTTACCTGATAGCGGCGGAGGACCTCTCCGCCGTAGCCCCCCAAAAGCCGCATATTTAGGCCGATTATGAGGCCATTTTCACGCTAAATACCCCGCCCGTACCCCCGACTTATCATCACTTATTGTGGGGTCTTCTGTATCTCTCGAGCAGCCTCTACGATCGCCGACAATCCAGTTAGGTCAATGAAACCGTGATCTCGATAGATCTTGGATACAGAGCGTGGTCCCGGCGTTGTCGAGAGAAGCACTTCCAACCGTTTGCCATCGAATGGCAATGGATCAAGCGGCACGGGTAGCCGCTGCATGAACCGATCGCCCTCCACTCGTATCTCTGCCTTGAGATGGTGCAATTGCGTTCCGGAAATGAAAGCGAGCGCGCGTTCCCGTATCTGAACGTGCATCCGTGGGACGCCACCGTAGAGAGCCTGCGCCACGCCGAGAGGTTCAGGTCGACGACAGCCTTCCGCCGCCTTCCCGGCTATCAGGAACACACCCCCAGCCGTCTCAAATTTCCATAAAGCCCAGCCGGAAATTTCAGCTGATAGCGTGATATAGGAACCCGGCGAGGTTTCACGTTCAACGCCGACCTCCCAATGAGTATTGTTCATAGACAGGCATTCCGGGCTGTCGTCGATGCCATACGCATCGGATGCAGGGCGCCTCCGGCCGCTTCCAATCTGCCCGTCATGATATTTTCTTCATGAACCACTCGATTCAACGAAAGCGAGCAGGTATAGAACAAAAATAGAACAGGAGGCGGGAGTTAGGGCACAAGGTTCAGTTTTCCGGGACGCTCCTGGATGCACGCAGGCATGCCTGCCCTGTGCGGCGCGGTGTGCAGTCATTGCGGGTGTTCGTGATCGCCACTGGCGAGAGCTTGAGACTTTGCTTTTGCAGCCGGCGCACGCTGACGAGGAGGCCGAGGCAACTCGAAAAGGCGCCCTTGCAGCTGCGACAGCCCGGTGGGCAGCAGCTGAGCGAGTTCACGCGCGACTTCGTCCAGTCCACGTTCCCGTATTGGTTGCAGCTCATCAATCACGAGCAGCAAGCCTTCGAACATATCCGCCAGCGCATTCTCGCTCGGGAGTACGACCGGAAGCATGACCTGGGGCGGCACGACTGGCACGACACCCGTGTCGCCCTGCTCGTCAGACATACCGAGCAGCCAGGCAAGTGACACGCCAAGGAACGTCGCAATTTTGGGTAACAGGCGTGAGTTCGTCGTCTTCCCCAGCAGGATGAGGCTTATCGAGCCTTGCGTGGCACCAACAGCGCGCGCCAAGCCGGACTGACTCACACGCTGAGTCGCCATAGCTTCGCCAAGTCGTTCTGCCACCGTCACCACAGTGACGTTGTACAACTAGCAAAATAGTATTGATTACGAGATTCATATTGCGGGCCTACGAGATTGCTCATAGGTTGCAGTCGTGCCCGTTGAAATGACCCCTCCCGAAGCGCTCGCGAAAGCCGTCCAGATCGCTGGTGGCCAAGCTCCGTTTGGTCGTGTGGTCGGCGTGACACAGGGCGCCGTTTGGCAGCGGTTGAAGGCGAACAAGCCTGCCGCTGCTGGGTGGGTGCTCCGTGCCGAAGAGGCGACGGGCATATCGAGGCATGACCTGCGTCCAGATATTTACCCGGTCGAGCAGCGGTCCGACTCCAGCGATCTGGAGCCAACACGATGATTTCGGCGTCACGGGCCACATCAGTTTCTCTCGGTCGCCACACGGGCGACGAGCGTCGGCGGTGCGCCTCCCCCCTCCGCTCCGCCGACGTACTTCCTTTCGATGCAGCCCTGTGCGCGTCAACAGCCTTCCCTTTCGACCGCTGGCAGACCGGTCGGAACCCATGCCCCACCGTCCGACACGGTGTGGCATGTGCCCCCCCTCAGTCTGCCACTCCAGACGCATGGAGCTCCCGGCGCCGGTCGTATGCAGCGATCGGCGCCAATTTTCGGGCAGGCGTCGCATGACGAAGCTTCGTGAAGCCGTGACGATCGAGAACACCTTGTACCGGGTGCTGGGCACGCTCACGATCGAGCGCGCCGCCGAAGTCACTGGTCGCGCCGAAAGTTATCTTCGTGCGCTTTCAGATCCCGACAAGCGCGAACGCCTGACGATCGAGGACGCGATCGCGCTCGACCTTGAGTATCGCGCTGGCGGCCGTGAAGGCTATCCGCTGCTCGACACCTATGCGCGCATCGTCGAGGCGGCAGCGGAAGCGAAGTTCGCTGAAGAACATGCCACCGGACGACTGACGTTCGATTTCGTCAAGGAGGTAGGCGAGGCGTCCTGCGCGCTAATCGCAGCTCAGCTGCCTGGCGCTACCCTCCAGGACTTGCAGAACGCGCTTCATGAGGTCGAGCAGGCCGACAACGCCTCTGCCACGGTCATCGCGCATCTGCAGGGGCGGATCCGCCGCGCCCGTGACGGGCCCAATCCACCCGACGGCTGACGCCGCCGAAACACTGACATCGCCGCCAACCCCGCCCGCCCGCTGATCAACACGATCAACGGGGCGGGAAACTGCTGCCTGGACGATTTACCATGCCCGACCGACGCCTAGCCCTGACGAACATATCGAGCGCGCTGCAGCAGCAAGCCACCGCGCTGCAGGCCCTCACGAAGCCCGATGACAGCGACCTGCCGATTGGCATGCGCCTGCTCCTGGACGCGATCGACCGCGTCAACGTCGCGGCGTCCGCCCCGCTCGATAGCCGGACCGGCATATGACCCCGGGTGCGTATCTGAAGCATCGCCGCACCGCGCATGGGCTCGGCATACACGACGTCGCCGCCGCGCTCGCGACTGAGCCTCGTTTGGCAGAGCACGTCCGCGCCGAATGGCTTGAGCAGATCGAAGCGGACATCGTGCCGATGTCGTTCAACACCATCGTCGCGCTTAGTCGCGCGTTCACTTTCGACCTCGACGTCCTGGCGCAGCTCGCCGCGATCGCAATGCACTCGCCGATCGAGCCCCCGCGTCTTTGCCGGATCTGCGCGTGCAGCGAACTTGATCCATGCCTCGGTCATCAGGGCCCATGCGCGTGGGTTGAAAAAGATCTCTGCAGCGCCTGCTTCGCGTTCCGGGTCACACCGGCCGATCGCGTGGCGATCGCCGCGGCCTTCCCGTCGGCCCGCGATGTCGCGGCATGAGCGGTCTGCGCACCGTCCACGCGATCGCCGCCATCTTCAGCGGCTTGGCGCTTGCCTTGGTCCTGTTCGGATCGACCCGCCCCGCGATCGCCGTTCTAGCGATCGTCATCATCCTGCTGGCGTGGAGCATCGAAGCGCTCCGCGTCGCCATCCAAACCCGTCCGGAGAACAGGCCATGATTTCCCAGACTCAGCCAAAGATCGAACGCGCTTACCACCTGCGCGAACCCCACGTCCGCATCGTCGAGATCCACGACATCGATTGCAACTGTGCTGCGTGCGTCCCCTACGCGCCCAGCGATCCTGACCGCCTGACGGCCGTCGACATGGGCAAGCTCGCCACCCTCGGTGCCGTCGTCGGATCCGCGATCATGTTCGCGATCGATCCGGCCGGCGCCGTGGCCGCGCTCCTCGCGACGATCGGCTTTTGATCGTGGCTGGTGATCGCAACCAAGCGCTGACGATCGAGATCGTCGAGGGCGAACTCATCATTCGGATCGGTGTGGACACGCTCATGACGGCCGTGCGCGGCGGTGATGAGTGGGACGACGATACGATGAAGATCGTCGATCCTGACACGTTCGCGGCCGAGATCGCGCATGCGCTTGAACACAATGAGCAGGAGGACGGCACGACCGACGTCCACCTCGCGATCGACAAAGCCGCAATGCACGTCGCCGAGTACGGCACGGAAGCTGTCCAGTTCACGGAGAACCGCAGCGATGACTGACGAGCGCCAGCACGGCATGGGCGGCGGAGCAGTTGCTGCCGACGAATTGCGCCTCCTGATCGAACGCGCTGAGCGCCTCGAGGAAGAGAAGAAGGGGATTTCCGACGACATCAAGGACGTGATGGCGGAGGCGAAAGGCCGTGGATACGACCCGAAGGCAATCCGCAAGATCCTGACGATCCGTAAGAAGAGGAAGGAAGAATACCAGGAAGAGGAGGCTATCCTCGAGGTCTATCTCCAAGCGCTGGGGATGATCTGATGGCGAATTATCCCACCGATCTGACGCCCGCACTCGCCCACGTTCTCGGCATGCCCAACTTTTCGCTGCACCCCATCTGGATGGCGCTTCGCGACGTCGGTGTCGAGATCAAGCCGCGATACGAAGATGAACAGGCAGCGGCCCTCCACTTCCTGATCCCGTTCGCCCTCGAGCATGGTGACGATTGGCAGCGCCATGCCGCCGACCGGCTGATCGAACTGCGGGCTCAGCATCTGACGCGGCAGGCGAACAACTGATGCCCTGCCAGCACGTCACCCTGCCAGGCGGAGGCTCGGCGATCGTCTGCGGCACCCGCCGCCGGCAGCGGTGCGCGTGCGGCCGGGTAGCTACCCTCGCCTGCGACTGGAAGACGCCAGCTCGCGAAAGCGGCACCTGCGACGCGCCGATCTGCGCCAAGTGCACGACGTCGCCCGCGCAAGACAAGGACCTCTGCCCGCCGCATTCCAAGGCGTTCGAAGCATGGAAGGCGTGCCGCTGATGCGCGCGCCAAAGCTCCCGCTCCTGCACGTTCGCCAGAAATCTGAGCGCCGCGATCTGCTTGCCGGGTGCCTCGTTTGCAGCGGCCGCACTCCGCGATGGACAAAGGCGAACGCGCAGGCGCTCGCCGCGCAGCATCACGATCGTACTGGTCACGCGACTTGGGTGACGATCGCCACCGAGATCCAATACGGCAACACCGCTCCGGATCCTCGGCAAACCGATATCGAGGACGCGATCGCGTCTGCCAGTTCGGGGGACCGGCCGGGCGCGGCCCCCCTCCCCGATCCCGACGCACCGGCGGTACCAGCCGCCGGTGTGAGCGCACCAACAAAGGCCGCTCTGTCGAAACGCGCGCTCGCGGCCGCAAAGCCGGAGCCCTCCCATGCCTAACACGACACTGACGATCGACCAGCTATGCCTTTCGCATCTGAACGTCCGGACTTACTCGCCCGACGCCGAGGAGACGAGCGCGCTGCAAGCGTCGATCCTCGCTGACGGATTGCTGAACCCGATCGCCGTTCACCCCATGAAGGGCAGCAAAACGAAGTGGGGCGCTGTCGCGGGCGGCCGCCGGTACCGTGCGATAAAGGCGCTGGTGAAGAACGGGGACCTGCCCGCGGACTATGGCGTGAAGGTCACGGTCCTCGAGGGTCTAAGCGACGCCGAGCTGATCGAGCAGTCGATCACCGAGAACCTGATCCGGCGCGATCTGCGCGATCACGAGCTATGGGCGGGCGTCGCGCGCGCCGCGTCGCGCGGCCATGGTGTCGAGCAGATAGCCAAGGGCATCGGCCAGCCGGACGTCACTATGGTCGGCCGCTGGCTGCGCCTTGGCCGACTAGCGAAGCCGATTTTCGAGGCGTTCCGCGCGGGCGACATATCGTCTGGGCAGGCCAGCGCGTTTGCGGCGACTGAGGATCAGCAGCTGCAGCTCGTCACGTTTGAGCGCCTGGCACCGATCAATCCGACCCACCCGACGCCCGCCGAGATCCGCAAGGCGATGAAGGTCGGCGACGCGCGCGCCCAGCGCGAGCTCGCCTTCGTCGGGGTGGATACATACCGGAACGCTGGCGGGCGGTTCGACATGGATCTGTTTGCAGACGCTGCCGAGGAGCGCGGCCGCGTCGTTGACGAAGGCACGCTGCAGCAGCTCGTCGACGACAAGCTCGCGCTCGTGCGTGCCGAGGTGCGCGCGACTGTCGCGCGTCCAGATCTGCGATTCATCCCCGACCAGCCGAAGGACCAGTGGGACAATGTCGATCATCAGCTTCTTGCCAAAGGAAAGCCCCGCGCTGGCGGTGGCCTGGACTTGCCGGAAGGCGACATCGTCGCACACATCGCGATCGATGCCGATGGCTCGCCGGTGATCTCCTACTGGTGGGCATCCCGTTCGGCGAAGTTCGGCAGCGAGAAGCCTGCGGCCGTAACCGCAAGCGTGCCGGCGACGCCAGCTCCGCCGGCCGGGGAAAGCGCGTTCGCAGGCCATCATCGCGCGGCGGTAGCGGAGCAGGATGACGGGTTAAGCAAAGACGGGGCGTTCGCGCTCAGTGCCGTCCGGAAGGTCATCTTGCGCGCGGCGATGATCGACGACGCGAAGAAAGGCGGCACGGTCGGCCTCGACTATCTGGTCTGGGCCCAAGCCCGCGCGCTCATGAACACCGGCTACCGGCGCGACAAGTTGGGCATGCGGATCATCAGCGGCGATGGCCTGACTGGTGTCTCGCATGACGCCTTGGGATTGGCCCGAGACCATATCGCCGAGACCCCTGCCGGGCGCATCGCGGCGCATACAGTCCTGACGATCACGCAGCAGGACTTCTTCACCGAAGACAACCTCGAGGTGGCGTTTCTGATTTACCGCCAGACCTCGGCCGCAATGAAGTCGCTCACGGCCGCGACCGTCGCCGGCGTCGCGCTCGAGCGCAGCCTCGAGACGGCCGAACACCGCTGCGCGGTTCATAACGCCGTCGCTCAAGAGGCCGGGATCGAGCAGGAAGCCCGGATCCGGGATTATTGGACGCCGACCGGGGACATGCTGGACATGTTCTCGAAGAAGCACCGCCTGGCGATCGCCGAGCCGTTCGTCGACGCCCCAACCGTCGCAGGTTGGGCGAAGGCAAAGTCCGCAGATCTGACGACCGCCGTCCTTGCGGTGCTCACCCGCGCTGGCGGGCGTGGCCTCGCATGGGCCCACCCACTGCTCCGCTTCGCATGCACCGTCCCCAGCTCAGCCAAAGGTGACCGATAATGTCCGCCGCTAACGTGGCCACCGGCCGATACCTCCGTCTGCCCGACGTGAAGGCCGAAACCGGCCTCGGCAAGACGTCGATCTATCACCTGATCCGGGAAGGCGAGTTTCCGAAGCCGGTGAAGATTTCGAGTCGCGCTGTCGCATGGCGAGAGGGGGCGATCGAGGCATGGAAGGCTGATCGCCAAGCTCAGTCCGACCAAAACTAGCGCACGTTTGGGGGCACTGGCGGGGGCACCAAGCCCCCCCACCCCCAGAAAAACCGCAGCATTTTCAGTGAGTTTAACCATGCAGTTTACGACGTACTCAGGGAGCCATTTTCAAGCCGCGAAATCTCGCTTCTTGCGAGACGCCCCGCGCCAGACCGCGGCAAGATCCCCCGATACACTATTTGCAATACAACCCTCGCGGCACGCATCCCGCGCGTCCG